GTAAAACCTTCAACTGCACCAGCACCCCCTGCTAATATTTTTTCAAACTTATTTGCCTCTTTACCAAATAATTCATTCGCATTTCCAAATGCTGCAACTGCATCTGTTGCCGAAACAACCACAGAACCAAGTGCAAATCCTACTGGGCCTGCACCTCTAAGTGCAGTACCAGCAACTCTCGCACCACCTTTTACAATATTTTTTACACCACCTAATTTTGATATTTTATCTGGTTTAATCGTTTGTTTAGTCTGACCCATTTTGGAAACATCAAAACCTGATGATTTACCACCCTTTACACCTTTTGCACCTTTACCACCTTTACCACCTTTACGACCAAAACCCATCATTCCACCAAGTCCTCTGACCATACTTGTTGCAGTTTTTATCGCAAAAATAATTGCAGCCCCAAAGGCAGCGATTGCTACACCTAGAGTAATAAGAAAACCTTTTGTCCAACCACCAAACTTATCATTTGCATCTTTAAATAATTTTTTTGCAACACCAGCTAAACCCTCTTCTTGAAATACTGCATATAAATCTTTAACATAGTTGATAAATGCCTTTGTAATTTCTATGGTTGCACGGATAGTTTTTTTCAATCCCTCAATAAATTTAGGCCACATATCACTATTAATAAATTTTTGTAAAGCAAACAATGCAGTAAGTAAAAGACCACCAGTCACTATATTTTTTAGAATCGCACCTATACTTTTGAATGTAGTTTCTATTGGTGATGTTATCGCACCTAATATACCTTTACCGAGATTTTGAACAGATGTTAATAATTTACTTCTGTCTCTCTTTTCATCTTTTTTATCTTCACCACTTTTTGTTATAGATTCTTTCACACCTAATGCAAAGAATTTTATTCTTTCACCAAAAGTTAAAAACCCTTTTTTATTTGCCTCTAGAATTTCTTGTTGTAATTCACTTTGTTCTTCTTTTTGTTCTTTTGTTTCATCAATACCTTGAGTTTGTATTTTTTGTAATTTTACTACTTCGTCTGTTGTTTCTTTTTGTAGATTATCAGTTTCAGTAATACCTTCTTTTTTATCAAAACTTTCTCTTTGGGACGCAAGTCTAGTATCATTAATTATTTCTGGTAATGCATCTTTTAGTCTTTCACCAGCATCATCACCTCTATCATTTTGTTGAATAATAGTTTGTAGACTATCAGTAGTTTCTTTTTGTCTTTTGATAAGTTCTTGAAAGTCTCTTGAAGTAATATCAGCCATTATTTTTTCTTCTCTGTTTTCTTATCTACATATGCATTTGCACCGAAATATGCGGCGACTAGTGCTGAAATTGCAACAAAATATGTTGGTGCAATATCGGCGATTAATTTTGCAGCTGTGTCTTGTCCTAACATTGCAGTAATTAATATACCACTAGGATAAAATAACATACCAAACAATGCGAACCAAGTCATAGTTCTCATTGCATCTCTACGAGCATCTGCATCTTCTAATTCTTTTCTTTTAAATTCCAAATCCATCTCCAATTCTTCTGAAGTAATGTGTCCATCACCATTCAAGTCTTTTTTAGCCAACTCTGGGTCAACTGTTTTAGGTATTTTGTTGTTGTCGTTTAAGTTGTTCATTTTCCTCTCTTATATGTTCGTTTAACATTCCCACATATATTTCTCTTTCCCAAGGCACCATATTTTCTAATTCAGTCAAACTATATTTATGATGTTGCATAAACGAAAAGTTTGTTTTAAAATGGTTCTCAAGAGTATCGTGAGAAAGAGCTATGTAAAAAAACTATTCAAACCCTCCAGTCTAACTTTTGATGAAACATTTGTGTTTGGATTATTAACTTCTACATCTTTATACAATTTAGGTATATTGTCAAAGAATGTTCTTACTTTATTAAATTGGTTTGACGACAAACTTTCAACAAATTCTTTAGATTCTTTTTCATTAAAGTCTGTTTTTTCGTAAACCTTTTCACCGTCTATAATTCTATGAACACAATTAATAATAATTTTAAATAAATCATCCATAGTAGGATTTTTAAAATCTTTTAAATGTGATAAATCATCAATAGAAGGATATCTAAATTCTATTGCAATTTTATCATCTAATCTAACTAAATTACTATCTGGTAATGGTTTATCAACCGTCAAATCAGTAAGATTAATTTCTTTTGTCACATATGTGTTTTCTTCATCTGGACATTTAATTGAAACTTTAGTAGTTTCACCAGATGATTTTGCACGAATATTTACAAATAAATATTCTAAATCTGCCATAGGTATTACACCACTTTTTATAGTATTATTAGTGCAATTCTCTATGAGATTTTTGACTGCATTTATTACATCTTTCTGTTCACCAGTTTCATTTGCAATCATAAGATTCTTTTCTTCTTTTACTAAGTATGGTCTGTACTTAATATCAAGTTGAGAAATTGGTAGTTTTATGTCATAAGTTGACACTTCAAATTTAGGCAAAGCCATAATGTACTCCTTTATCTAACAAATTTACCGATAGTGTTACCAACACCACCAGTGATTATATCTGCAGCCGAACCAGCGGTTGCAATCGCAGTTGGTGATGCACCAGACTTACCAAGAATATCATAAAGAACACCTTTAGGACTTATGATACTGTATCTGGAATCATCCCCAATATATATATCTGACCCCCTCAACCTTAAACTCTTATCTGCAAGACTATCGTCAACACCTTCTTCTTTGATAGTATGCCATTCTCTGTATGCGAGTTCAACTGTTACTCTTTGTAACTCAGTAGATGCTTGGTTTAAATCTTGAGGTGCAATAGATTTAGGCCAAACTTCTTTTACTGAAACACCATAACTTGTCTTTTCTTCTTTCGCACCAGTAAATGCAAAAAAATTAAATGGTATAACTGTGTTACTACCTTTACCCATTTGAAAAATGTCTAACTCACCTATGTAATTATTATAATAGTTTAAATTATGATTTAATGGATTATAGATGTTTTTCATCCACATCTCAAAGAATCTTTTTTCAGACATATCTGCATTACATAAAAATGTTGCTTGTAATGATGCATACTGACCAACACCTTGAGGTAGTTCTCTTGGTGGGCCGTATATATTATCGTCTGGTGCAGAACGAATTGTCCTGCCTGGAAACTGTAAATTTTCTGCTCTTAAACTAACATAACGATTACTTTCACCAGTAAATAATTTACACTTTAAAAATATCTCAAATCTGTTTTGTTGTGCTTGTTCTCTACCATATAAAGAACTTTTAAAATCTCTTAATGAAAATACCATTAGATTACTTTCCTACTATCTGACCACACTTTACTCGCAGATGATTTTTTAAATCTTTGTACTGGTAACATAATTGCAGTCATAAAATCTTCTTCTTCTAATTTTCTAAATCTACTTCTAACATTACTATTTAAGTATCTTTTCAAAGTAGGTTTTACAAGTCTTACATTTTTTAATGCACTATAATTTGCATCTGGGTCTAAACGACTTAATAATCTAGCTCTAAGTGCATATGGTAAGTAATGAAAATTAATTCCTAAAAATCCATCTCTATATCTTTCTAAAGGTAATACCAATGGAAATGTATCATAATATGGTAATTTGTTTTTCAATTTAGGGTCGTATATAAACATATTTAATGCACCAAAACTAACCCTACCAGTTATCTTTCCATCTCTTATAAGTTGTGCTTGAGATGGTGTACCAAGTTCTTTTATGCGATTACGATACCATTGATATGGTTCTTTACCACTTTTCCTTAACTTTGATATTTCGTCAAATATACTCATTTATTATATTTATAAGTGGGATTGAGGTGGTCTTCAGTCAATATTACAAAATCCATATTTCTATCTCTACAATATTCTCTTGCAGCTTTCCACTTTGCAGTATTCTTTCCCCACTCGTAAACTTCTCTTACAAATGATTTAGTTTTTCTTTTAGGTATTTTAGGTTCAACAGTATATTTTTTAGGTTTGACTTCTATAATCATTTTTCTTATTTTACCATCTGCTCTCTTCACTTTTACATAGAAATCTGTAAAATATCGGTGAATTTTACCGTCTGTGGGTAGACGATAAGGTATTATTATTTCTTCTGACCCCCACTCTAATACTCTAGGATTTTTATCACAATATACCATAAATTTGCGCTCCCACAAACTTCTGTAATAAATAGTAGTAGGATTACCTTTATACTTTTTTACATTAGAGGGATTATAACGACCACTGTAACTCATAGGAATATTTATATGGTTAATTATAAAGACATCGCAATGGGAAAACCCTCAACTGAGGACTTGACAAATGATTTTAGTGCAGACCCATTTAAACAAAGAGTGAGTCTTGACCAAAACACTAGACAAAGTAAATTCAATCAAGAGATTTTACAATATCCATTAAATGCTGGTAATGATGGTGGTAGGACACCAGCTGGACATCATATTCAATTTGAGATATTAGAACAAGATGTAGGTACAATTAAATTTGGTGAATTACCTAAAGAAACGACTGATGAGGTGGTTGGTATTAGTTCACTAATAAATAATTCTGCTGTTGCAAGAGATGTTGTTGTAAGTAAAAATGGTTCTGTGTTTACTTTAGTTCCAGCATTATCACAAAAAGCACAGTCTACACTCTCAGAAGGAAATTCAAGTAGAGCTGCACAAGAGTTAGGTCTTAATCCATTTATTAGTGGTTCAGCAGAAGTCAAAAGAGTTCAAAAACAAGGTGCAAGAATTAGAAACCAAACATTTGCAAGAGCACCCACAAGTAGATTACAAAGTTTAATTAAATTATTTATGCCACCAACTGTTGAGGTTACATATGCACCACAATATACTGATGAACAAATAGGACTTGGTGCAAAAACTGCTGCTGGTGCAGTTGATAGGTTTATTACCACAAAAGGTGATACTGCCGAAAAAATTGGTGAAACATTTAAGGAAGTTTTTGAAGATAATAATTTAATTGAAAAAGCTGCGATTGGAACAATAGACACACTTGCGCCTGGTTTTAAAGCGATATTATTTGGTAGGTCTGGTAAAGCAGTTAACAATAGATTAGAATTAATATTTTCTGGATTACAAAAAAGAAGTTTTTCATTTAATTTTAAATTTTTACCAAAAAGTTATCAAGAAGCAAAAGCAGTTTATAATATTATAAGAAGATTTAAATTTCATATGTTACCAGAAATTGCTGGTGATGTAACTACATCAAGAACATTTATTACACCAGA